CTTATTGTTATTTTAATAGCGCCCACCATCAACAGAAGTAACTGCTGATGTAACTGCCTGGGCTACCCATTTATTTGTATCGGAATCATAAACTAAAGTAAACCCATCTTGCACTGAAGAGGTATTAACATCACCAAGAGAGGTCAATGTACCCCCGGTGGATTTTCTTACAATTAAACTTGAAGGTGACGCACCACCCTGGTTCATTGCAATGGTAGAAGAGTTAACTGGGGAACCAATAGATACAGAACTAACTGTAGCTGCCGGTTGAATGACGATCGACTGATTGGTAGACGGTCTTATTGTTACTGCCATTATTTAGTCGCCTCTGGGTACACCGTTATAATACCCTCTACAACTCTTTCAACAGTCAACGTGTTAGAGTTAACCAATTCGAGATCATAGACATAGCGCCCGGCTTTAACGTTAGCCGTTTGTGCTGCGGTCAAGTTAAGGGTGATTTCCCCGTTAGCAGGGTTAGTAATTGCTACTGTAAATGCAGTATTTGAAGAAGTATAGTACGATCGTCTCATCTGAGAGCGACCGACATAGCCGGTTAGATTCCTGGCTGAACCCGTATCATCGTTAACTGCAATAGAAACCGTGTACGTAGTTCCCTGGTCTATAGTAAGATTGGATACACTTGCCATTTTTTCCCTCAATATTATGGTATATTTATAAGGAAAGGGCCCTAAGGCCCTTGCAAATTATTCTATATTATAACTTAAAATAAGCTGTTAATATTTGGTTTATATATAACAGCTTTTTTTATGCAGTTAGTTTTTCATTTAGTGCTGGAAAATGCCATTGCTTCCCCGTTTTTGCGGTTATTGTTTTGGAAACTATACCTTCATTATCACCCGTCAGTTGATCTACTAAAAAATCTGGATCTAATAACACCCCATCATTTGTTTTTAAAGCATGTATACACGCACAAACGGTATTATCTTCTAACGAAGTAATTTGATGTAATTTGTGTTTTTCAATATACACAAAATTTGGAGCTAAAACTTTTCTGTGCGATATTACTTCTTTTGTGTCAGGATCAATTACTTCAACAAGTACTGACCCGCTGCTTATTAAAGTTCCGTGGTCAAAATCGTGGCTATGCCCATATTCAATATCACCTTTGTTTACAAAGTACATTAACCGTGTATATACATTACTAATACACATAATTCTAATTAAAGGTGTTGCCATTAAATCACTACCTCATTCCACACTCCTGTTATAAAATTAAATTTATAATTTTTTCCATCATCAGGTCGATCCGGTTGTATCTGCCATGAGTTTGTCGTTCCTTGCCAAAAATAATTACCAGGTGTTGGGCGCGGGATTGGAGGTACCATTGTATTAGTAGCCTCATCAAATGTCCACGCTGTAAGGTTCTCAGCATTAGGGTGTACTGCCCAAGCATCTTTTGTAATTTGTTGCTTGGCTGCTTTTTCTGCATCAGACATATCACGTAACATCCACACATCAGACCACACCCCATTAACCTTTTGATAGGTAACCCTAGGGCTATCAAACGTCTGATATAATGCAGGTTCGGGCTGCTCAACACGAGTAAATGCTTCCCAATGAGCCGGTACAGAACCAAGTGCATCGATTAGATTATCCTCATACGCTGGGTGATTTATAGCTACACCGTTTTCAATTTCAATATACAAATTCATTATAAATCTCCTGTATTTGTTGATGGGAATGAGCGTGTTGTTCCAGGCCAGATTATTCGAACTGCGCCACCAGCACGCTCGCCGCGCGCAGCATTAACAGTTCGCGAACCACCACCACCGCCGCCACCGTAAAGACCACCAGCACCACCAACCCGTGGAGATGAACCGCTACCCGATGTACCTGAGGCACCACCACTACCTCCACCACCGCCTGGACCACCACCAGACCCTAATACGCCTCCAGCGCCATTAGATCCTTGGCCAAGAAGCCCGACTCCACCGCCGCCGCCGCCGCCTCCAGCTCCAGTGCCAGTCTCACCCCTAGATGCACCACCGCCACCGCCACCTGATCCTGCTGAACCACCAGCGCCTGCAGCTCCACCATTTCCTGCGTATCCACCTGCGCCACCGCCACCGCCACCGCCGCACCCACCTGCTGTGCCACCTGTGCCACCATTACCGCCGCCATCCCCTGTACCCCTCGTACCACCAGATGGCCAGAAGCCGTCATTAGCACTCCAGCCGCCTTGTGCGGTCACCGCTGCGGCAAAAGAACTTGGGTTCGAGCAAGCAGAAACAATTGCCTGATATGAACTGCCGGGTGTAACAGAATAATTGTTTAAATATGATAATGAGCCACCACTTCCTCCACTTCCAGAGCAGCCAGCGGAATAACAATTTTGATTGAAGCCGGCAGAGCCCCGGCCGCCTGCACCCACAACTACCACAGAGACTGATGTTACACCAGCTGGAGCTACCCAATAGTACGCTCCTGGTGAGGTATAGGCATACTGACCGGTTGTTACTGCCGTAACGCTATTACTTGCTGCGCTGGCCGAACCTGTACCTGCTGCACTAGTAGCTGTGACGGTGAATGTGTATGAAGTACCTCCAGACAGACCGGATACAACTACTGAACCAGAACCTGCTTGAGATAGGGTACCTGTAATACCACCCGGTGAACTTGTAGCTGTGTATTGCGTTATCGTTGCACCGCCATTATCTGCAGGAGCAGTAAACGGCACTGTTGCTGTTTGACCGGAAATAGTGGCTGTTCCAATAGTAGGTGCACCAGGAACAACCCCCGCTACAGCAGCAGTCGCATTCGAATTTGCTGACACAGCTGATACAACGTTTGTAGCAGTTACTACACATCGAATTGCATTTCCTACGTCCGCAGTAACTAACGTATATGTACTTGACGTCGCACTACCAATGTTAGAACCTGCTCTTTGCCACTGATATGTAAAAGTTGGTGTAGGTGCACCAGTCCAGGTACCAGTAGTTGATGAGAGAGTCTGTCCTCTGGTTGCAGTACCAGATACTGCAGGAGCAACTGTGTTGATTGGGGCCGAGCTATACGTGCCCCCGGCAATCATTGATAATATTCCTGACATTTTAGGTCAATCCTGTTCCAGTAATAATCCAAGAAGTAGAAGTTATCTTAAGGGCATTTGCAAGCCCGTATTGAGCAAGTGACCTATTCCCTGTTGTGCCCTGTCCTCCAAGATACATTGTATCTGTGGCTATAACAATGGTTACAACCTGAGAGGTCATATTACAAAAAGCTATTACAGTACCAATAGGATATTCAACTGAGCTATTTGCAGCAATTGTGAATGTTCTTGCATTTGCGTCGGATGCTGGGTGAAAGATAACCTTACCAGCGTCAGCTAAAACTGTGGTATAAGCAGCCGATTGGCTGTTTTGAGGTACATTTATAAACCCTATTGCATTCGTACCATCAACCGTCGTACCAGTACCCATTGTAGTTGACGTCAAATTTCTTGAATCATCAATGACGGTTGTTCCGCCTATTTTTATTGCCATCTTCGTTCCTTATTATTATTAAACTCGGCTTTACTATTTATAATATACTTCCAGACACTAATGCAACAGTAGATGTAATAAACACTATAGTTGCAATACCACGGGTAGAAAGATCAAATGTATCTACATCAGTATCAAACCCGCTCTTATATACAGTTGAAATTGCTTGAACATTACATGTTATTGTACTAGATGTGTTGTTAAATATTGAGAAAGCATCTCCAGCAGCGAAAACGTTTGCTGTAAGGGAAACGTTTCCTCCAGAACCTAAAATAAGAATCTTGCCTACATCGCTTGCAATTGGATTATATATGGATGTTATACTACTAGAAGCTGGTAGATTTTTATAACCGACCGGATTTGTACCATCCGCTGTACATGAAATAAGGTTACCCGAAGCAGGAACACCAAGTATAGGAGCTACAAAAGTAATATTACTTAATTCTCCGGAAGCGTTTGTTAAATTTAAGTAAGATGGGGTACCAACGTTGGGTGTTACTAAAGTAAGATTAGTTACTGTACCGGAAGCATTTGTTAACACAATAGCTGATGGGGTACCAAGAGCCGGAGTAGTTAATGTAGGGCTAGTTAATGTCTTATTAGTTAAGGTTTGTACACCATCTAAAGTAACTGCTGTTCCTCCATTGGCACCAAGCTGGGTATATACTTCCCATGTATTACCTGAATATACTAACTGTACACTGATGTCGTTAATATCGCAAACTAAATCTTCTGCTACATTAGCAATCGTGGATCCATTTCGGGCAATAGTTACAGCGTTAGCGCCAAAATCGCCACCTGCATCAGCAACTACGACTTGATTACCAGTTGCAGGTGTCGCAGGTAGTGTTATTGTAAATGCCCCAAGAGCGGTATTGGCTAAAACACCTTCGTTATTACTAAGAGTATAATTGGCAGACTTAGCAACATAAGACAAACCGCTGGCTGGTAACGATGTACTCGCCCACACATTACCATTACTAGTTAACACGTTACCACTGGAACCAACAGCATAGGTAATTGAGTTAATTGCAGAAACTAAGTTAGCATTAGCTGTAGTGCTTAGATTAGACAGAACCCCTAATGTAATATTAATATTAGAAAAGTTATTATCCACTTCCGAATTAGTCAGAGGTGTACCTTTAACAGTAGACCCCGGACTAGAGATCGAATTAGCGGTTCTTAAGAGTATCGTTGCCATGTAATTACCTTACAGTATTCGTTTGAATATTTATTGTTTATTTATCTGTCTTAGATTGACTGATTAAAATACGAAGCATATCTTTGAGTTCGCTCAGTTCTTGCTTCATATTTGACATCTCAGACTGCAGGTTATCCGATGCCTGCGCATTTCTCTCAGCAATATTTCTCTGATTAATATAGTTTTGTCTTGCATTCTGATCAACAATCAAAATTGCTTTAGAGTCAGGATCACGAAACAACGTTGGGTGATCCTTAACCTTCATTACTTGTCTGTTTATCATACCAGCATGATCGCTCTTAAGTTCTTACATTTCGGAATATCAGCAGAATCTTCAGATAGAAGCACGATCTTAAACACAATAGATGTAAACTGTGTAACATTGTCTATTTGCTTTTCAACTTCGAAGAACTCACCATTTAATGATGTAGGAATAACTAAACCAGACAATTCAACGTACTCTTTAGTTGCAAGATCTGCAGACTCACCAACAGTTTTTACTTTGTAATAAACTTTAACACTAGCGTTTTCAGGTTTAGAAATATCTAGTCTGAAATTAATCGAGGTAGATGGGTTAATTAAATCAACCTGTCTTGTAATGTACTTGGCTAGAGCAGAACCACCAGTAGCGGCTTCTTCAGCAATAAACGCCCTACCATTGGTAACGGTGATAACATTACCGGCTGCAGCGGTTGTAATAGCACCTGCAACTAAGATGTTAGCACCAGACTCTAAGACATCTAACACTCTGTATGCAGCGCTATTTACCGATGAGTTAGCAACCGTAACTGTTGTACCTTTTACGATACCAGATACGTTAGCCTTATCATTAACAGCTACGATACTTATGTAACCTGTATCAGAAGAAACTCTTGTAAAAGAAATATTACTATTTCTTGCAACCGTGGTAATATCGTTCTCTAGATTTTCCGAAGTATACGTAGGGTTATTAACCAGGTTCCTAATAAACACAGCCGATAATTGCTCCATATCTATGATAGGAGAAAGGAAAGGAGTTGCGTTGTTTAAAGTAATGCGTAGTGTAAGAGGTCTTGCACCTGCTAAATTATTAGCAATATTTGTTGTACTTGGTAATACCGATGTAGTATACAACTCTGATGCACTTGCACCATTAAGAGTAATAAATGATGATTGTGGGGTATAACCTTTATCAACACCTTTTACACTCACCCTTGCAGCAGTATCTGCAAATTGAAGTGATGAGATAGCGGGATAGACAGCATCATAAAGGAAGTCACGGGTAGCCACAATACCGTTACCGCCTCCTCGTACAATTGTGTTACTGGTAGAGGCGGTTGGTAAAATAATTGTATAGGAATTTGGCTTTACATTTGATACTAAGTATTCAACATTATTAATAGTTTGAACATTAACACCGTAGATATTACCCCTACCACTTAAGGTCAAACTAGGTTCATCACTTAGTAAATTGACCAGCTTAACTGTTGATCCATTTACAAAGCCGTTGTCAGTATGGTATACTTTTAAAACTCGACTTGCAGGATAGAATTCTAAAGGATCATTATCTAGTTTAACATACTGATAGTCATTTGTATTAACTTCAAAATCTATAGTAGCAGCTGACGTAGTAGAAAATATTGCGTTATATATTCTAAATTTAAGATCTTGATTTTGATTTGCTTCCCATGAAGAAGCATTTTGAGATTTAAATAATACACCAATAAATGGTTGATCATTAATCACTCTACCTGTAGCAACATCGGTTTCCCCGATTTGTGAAATCCATACTTTGTAATTAATAGAACCTGATAAAAGAACCAAAGCGTATTCACCTGGTTCAAGATAAACTAGGCCATCAAAGGCAAGATAGGTTGCAACAGAACCATCATCTGATGTAGTAATTTCTTCAGGTCTTACTACTCTACGTGAGAATGGAATAACTGTCTGCGACGGAGCTCCGTTAACCACAGTACGTAATTCAATGTACATAGGTGCAGAGGTATCAGTATCATAGAAGAACAGATCCACACCGGTAAGTACTGTTGGATTACCCGAAATAATAAATGTTTGCGCCAAAGGATCTTGAGACCAACAGTCTAAAGGAACCGCAATTCCATCAGGAGATGTGGCTGCTAAATTAGATGTAGCACGATCAGGATTTGAATTTACTGCAGCAACAATTGAGGCAATAGAATCCCCTCCTGATGCCGGCCAGTACGGGCCAGTACCTGTAACAGGTGGTACTTGGTCACCAGCTAACAAAGCAAGGACAATTTGTGTTGAGGCAAGACCTGCGGCTGTTTCCGGGCTATATCCCGCAGATACAAACTGCCCCATTTGACCGGATGGCAATATATACTCGCCATTAGGTATACCTGCATATGTAATGGTATTAACAGCATGACCTGCAAGTCGAATAGCTTGTTGATCTGAAGCAGACAAAGCATTAACTACTGAGTCATATGAGGCAATAGCTTGAACAGCATCAATACCAGAACCGTCAGGATTAATTAATGCTGCTAATGCTTGCTTACCTGCTGATGATATAGTATTTACAGAGTTAGAAATAGTATTAAAAGTACCTTGAGACGCCCAGTAGTCTGCACCTCCCTGGTCTGGTAACCTACCAAACGCAGCACCGTAAATCACATCGCAGTATGTTAACCCCGGTTTTGGTGGTGGTACTGGATCTGGAACATAAGGGTCAGGAATCGGAAGACCGGTGACCGGAGTTGGATAATATTCCGGTTCAGGGTAGTATATCGGTGGAGGTACATACGAAGATGCTCTCCTATCATTTACAGCTTCTGCAGTAGTATAGCCATTTCTGGTTGATACAATTTGATTCTGCAATGTTGTTAATTGCCCAGAGGTATTAAATTTAGCCTCTGCTGCAGTCTCACTATCTATCCCGTTTGTAGGGGAATCGGTTAATCTAAAGACTTTTTCGCCAGTTGAGAAGTTAAAGTGGGATGCATCATAAAAGAATGTTCCTGATACAGTACCTGTAGAGTCTGTAAATACATTACCCTTGTTAACAATATAACCACCAAGGAAAGAATTAGCTTGGAACGCTACATTACCAGATGCGTATGTTCCGGTTACAAAATCCGTTACTTTATAGTCATCAAAATATACTTGTAATTTTGTATTAGGTTTTAACCCTGTACCTGTAAACTTAATACTGACATTCCTCATTTTTGGAATAACTGTATTACTTACTACAACATCATTATTTGTTGTAGTATCAATGGTTTCTTTAACCTCGTATGTTGTGCCCTGTCTTTCGTCTACATAACCACCACCGTAGTAATTGGTTTGCCATGAGTTCCAAACTGTACCATATAAGCCGGAAGATTGTGCAGAAGCTAACAATGTGCTGTAATTACCCTCTCTATCTATATGAACTTCAGGTAATCTAGTCGTATCAAAAAATACATCTGACGGAGGATCTAATACGACTGAACCAGTAAATGATATAACACTGAACGGGTTAATGTTTTCAATTCTTGATGCTGCATTACTTTGTACGAATACATTACTGGTGTATGCTAAGGAAACAATGTTACCTGTCATTGCGTAATTATTAGATGTACGCTGTGCGGTAGTAGTTGCAATCTCTTTCAATCTCAAATTAGTTTGATTGTAAGAGGGTCTTAAAATACCCTTTTGGAAGTCCATAGATACTTTATAATCAGAATCTAAAGGATTACCAACCTTGTGCCCGGTAAAGTTGTCGACAACAAAACCGTTTTTAAATCTATCAAAACCTAAACCGTCTTTAATTTGATATAAAGAAGTATCAGTCTCTAACAGAGATAAGGTTGTATAGTATTCTAATGTTTTAATACGACTTTCAAGCTTACCAATATCTCTCATCGTAAAGCGTCTGTTATCTATAACAGTAACGTCGATGTCTTTCTTAACATCAAATACATAAGGCTTTTGTGCAAGCACAAACAAAGCCATAGAGTTCTGTGGGGTAGCAGGTTCTTGGGGTGTAAGAGAACTTACTCCATTAACTACCTGCATAACCCCAGAAGAATTTAATACAATCTTATCTGTTCTAGGTAAGTAATAACTATAATCAGTTAAAATATCTACATCTTGATCTAAGAATTCAGAAGGGCTTGTAAACGTTGTACCGTTGGTATCAATTCTTGGTCTAAAATCTAAGCAGTCTCTTAAATTATAAGTCTTTGAACCAGATACAAATGTTGGAATATCTTTATATTCAATATCACCATAAGAGTCTACAGAGAAGAAATCCCCGCTAGAATGTGTAAAGTAACTAAACGTTACCCGTACTGGACCTGTCGGTGCAGGTTGACCTGGAAGTAAATTAATACTAGCTAAATCATAATGTGAAGTTCTCTGACCGTTATCTAAAGTATAACGGGAAGTGATATCTACAGAATTAGAAGCACTATATGCGGTTCCAAAGGCATTAGCTGACATTCTAACATTAGATAGGACATATGCATCAGCTTGTCCTAATGAAAGAACAGTTGCGGTAGCTGTTGTATTATCGGTATAATCAATTGTAGCCCCGCTAACAAGGGTCTTAGTCTTTTTATTTGCTGCAGAATTAGTTTTTGCAATGGTAGAAATAATACGGACATCGCTTGAGGCGTATCCACTACCCAAGGTAAAGGTAACGGTCTTACCTGTCGGTGATCCGGATCTTGTAACATTACCTGTAAGAGGCAGGTATGAACCATCCGACTTATTAACTACAAGATAGTTAGTTACAGAAAATGGAGCAAACACCTCATCTGTACCAGCAGTAATCGATACATTGCCCCCGCTTAACGTTCTATCATATACCCGGCTTGTACTATATGAGGTCTCAGTATCTGTTGGATCAACGGTTTTAATTATAGGGTATGGGAATTCAAACAAATAAGTTGCATCATTCTCGGATGGGTTATTTGTAATTACAGATGTATGCTTAGATGCGCTGATACCAGAAATATTACCGACTAAGCTAGCGCCGGCATAAACAAAAGTATCGCTTACAACACTACTAATAGCTGAAATATTACCATTAATAGTAATATAGTCACCACTTCTAATATCGGTATTAAATTTTGTACCAACACCTGTAATAACGTTACTTGCGTCAGTGGTTGTAACTGTACCGGTAATAGTAACCAAAGTTGGAACAACGTTAGCTGTTGAGTCTACAAACCCACTGTTGTTATAATAAATTTGTCTTACATCTTTATCAAAAGCATACCCTGTTAACATCTTAATGTTAAACAGGTAGGCGGTATAGGTGGCAGACATACCAGAACCAGATACATAAACAATGGATCTGATTCTTGCAGTACCTACTTTGGTACCTGTAGGTGAACCCGGGGTAGACGTATATCCGTTGTATAGGTCTACTTCACTTAACGTTATTAGATCAGGTACTGAATAAAGCCCGGTGATTGTAACATAACTACCTACTAATGTTGAAACAGTGCTGTTATTAACTGCGGTAAAGTCTCTTGCCTTAGTGTTTACAATATACTTGCTTTTTAAATTATCAATTTCATAACCTAAAACATAAGCCTTGCCAGGTGAAACTATACTTGCAATAAGATCTGCATTACCGTTAGCATTTGCTGTAAACAACCCGTCCCTGATACCCGCAGCCGAGGTTCTTAGGTGTTCAATAATTTCTAAACCATATGGCTTAACGGTATAGTTACCTGACTCATCAAAAGTACGTCTTGCAAGTACATCCCCCAAAACATTGTAATCAGAAGCGGACTTCTGATAAACCATAATACCATTTTCTATCTTAGAAATTTCTACATAGTTATTATCTACGGTGTCAGCTTCTGGTAAAGTTCTAGATTGAAGAGACAGACTTATTGAGTATCGATCGGCGCCAGGTGCAAAATAGTTATTTGAACCGGCTGCAGGATCTAATAAACTTTCATCTTCATCTGATGTAAGAATACTTTCTGTAACTAAAAAGCCAACAGATTTTGACGGATTATCAGTGTACTTAGAAACAATAAGGGTCTCGTCTGCAAAATATACAAAATTGTTCTTACAAAAGATAACACCTGCAGCAATTGAAAACGCAACACCTTTACCAGTAGCTGATGAAGCGGCAGCTTGCAAGACCGCAGTACTGTTAACACCATAATTAAAAGTTAACAACTCCCCATCTGCAAAGACAGCGGTTGTCTTATCTGTACCCGAGCCCGTATACTTTACATAGATGGTAGAAGGGTCACCGTTTTCAGTGACAGCATGATTAACAACACGAGCTGTAACACCAGTTGTTTGACCTACAACTGTTCCGCCTATTAAATTAACAATAATATCATCTGAAACCACACTGTTAAAGCTATCAGTAAGCTTTACATAGCTATAAAATTTATCAAATATTTGCTGGCCAGGTATTACAATTGCACCGTCTTTAAATATATTCTGACCAAATCTTGCAATTTGATTTTGTAAAGTAGTCTGTAATTGCGTCAGTTCACGGGCTTGTACAGCACGCCCGGGTTTAAAAAGAATACGATAAAATTCTTTACTTTCACTGAAGTCATCGTAGTACGGGTCGGTGTTAAAATTAATCGCCATCTCTTACCTGTTATAATTTGATTACTGTTCTTAATGTAACTAGTTGCTGGGCGCTATAGCTAACAGCTGTTCTGTTATCGATGTATAGCATGTCTCCACTAAATTTATTTATAGTAGGTTCCGCATTGATTGTATCAATAGTATATTCCGTATCTGTAATAGTATCTAGCAGAATATCACCTACAGCTAAATCATGAGTATCTTTGTACATTAAAAGTATTTGATTTGAAGCATCAAGCACTTCAACTACTTCTAAATTAAGGGTTGAAGCACCCATGCTGTGTTGAAGAAGAGTATCTGCCGCTAACCCACTTACGGTATCGAGAGTTAGCAAGTAACATGCGCTACCTGAAACATTAGCAAATGCTCTAGCACTATTTGCTAGAGGAGCATAGGCTTGTTCTGAACCATACATTTTAATGTCTTTTAAAATACCAAATTGTCTATAGTCATTACTGACTGTAATGCCTTGGTTCTTTTCATTATTTATGGTTGAGGTTAGCATCAACGTATCAGCATTAAGTTCTCTAACAACATCACTACCATGACCACCATAGGGTGATATGATTGCAGATACGTTAGCATTTGCTCCGTTACCAGTAATTACGACATTAGCATAGTTGTAACCAGCCCCTGGTGATGTTACGGATATGTAACTAATCGTGTTATTTACTATAACTGGTTGACCTACGAAACCATCTCCGTCTCCTGTAATTACAACGTTAGCATATGAGTAACCTGACCCAACGTTGCTTACTTTAAATGCATGAATACCGCCTCTGATTGCAGACAGCTCTACAATTGTTTGTAAGGTATCTAAATCGTCAATAGAGAGATTAGCGTGTGCTGAAGCACCAGTACCGGTAGCGCTGGCGAAAGAAATATCTAAGCTTGTATACCCCGTACCTCTCTCTTCTATAATTATATCTTCTATTTCTCCGGCTGCGTTGATAAATGGGGTTGCCACAAACCCTGTACCATCACCAATAGTAGAAATAGTTGTCTGAATGTTAGAGTTGTACCCTGTACCTTCATCTTCAATAAGAACCGAATGAATAGCACCGTTGCGTAGCACGGGGGTTAAAACAGCAGAGGTAGCATAATAGAGATTAGCAGATGCATTAGATGTTGGTTGAGTATTACCTGTAGTAGATATTGTTATTGATGTATTTGCAATAACGTTGGTATTATACCCCGTTCCTTTATTTGTAATAACGATATCAACAAGAGAGTTACTACTGAATATTAAGTTTGCAAATGCATTAGCAGTAGGTTGAATGTTACCAGTGGTTACTATAGTTGCAGTTGTATTAGCAACAGCGGCCGCCGTATACCCTGTACCAGGGTTATAGATTCTAACATTGCTTATATTTTTAAGAAGACTGGTACCCGTACCAGAGGCATCAGTGATATTAATGGTTGCAGTTTTATAGTTTGCACCAACATTATCAATAATAACATCAATAAATTCACCAGAGGTATTAAATACAGGTGTTAAATTTGCAATTGAATTACCCGTCAGACCTAAAAACTGGCCTTGTACAGAAAGTGTAACGGCTGAATTACCAATATAACCAGAACCCGCGGTATCAATAGTAATACTACTAACCTCACCCTTAGAGTAATAGGCATTTGTAACCGCTCTTTGAACTGGCATAAAGTCTACAGTTAAAAAGCGATTTTGTGATGAAAGAGGAATTGTATAAAGGTACTTCCAAATATAACCATCTGATGTAGTAATAGTCGTTATGTCTTGTCCAAAAGGTTCTTCAGTAGATGCTGCGCCATTGTTATTAAAGATACATTTATAAACACCGAAAGAGGTTGTCAATACATAAAAGTTTGCAGTCTTTAGGCTTGTAGCCCCGCTTGCTGAAGTAAAACTTGTACTATAATTACCGTCGTACTGGTCATAAACTGTTCCTGTTGCCCAATTTACTCTAGGAATTACATATGAGATATCTCTAAAATTTATCTTCTTTACGCTTAAGATACCATTACGGGTATAACGCTCATAATCACTTGTAGCTTCCGGCGAAGCTGGATTCTGAGGATCAGGCCAATCTAATACATTACCTATAAAGTAATAGTAATTAGATCGGCGAGATAAAATTTCGTTATACACCGTCTCCACCAAAGAATGGTGGATAGTATCTTTTAAGAGAAAAGCCATATTAAGCTACAGTAACGTTCCAGGTAATAATAACAGTGTCGCTAGCAGTTTTAGTTACTACACCAAAAGATGTACGGCAGAGCATATTTCCGCTAGACGAATCGTTTAAAATGCCGGCTTCTGTAAGTGAACCTGTACCGGTACCAGCCGGGAATGTTGCAACGTATGTCACAGTATTTGCAGCACGAGATGTAGAGTCAAGTACAACTCTTCCTAATTCAGTACCAAGAGCGGTTTGAGAGGTTGCAGGTGATGTATTAGAAGAACCCACAGCCATATGACTCATAATTGCAGTAGTGTTACCTACCATTCTAGATGCAATTGTATCTTTACCAACCGCAACAACTAAGTTATTGATTTTGCGGTAGTCTTTTTGATTGCCGGACTCGTCTAAAAGAATAACTTCTAAGTTACCTTTGACATTTATCGATTCTGTGAACATGTTTTATTCCTATAAGAAGTTCTGTGTTATATTTATACAAGCTATCATGTATGTTAACTAAACGAAATTGACGCAATAGAAGGTACACTCTCAGTGTACATTTCTAAGAAATACCTTGCATCCCCAGATGTAGGTTCTACATAAGATTGTCCTGAGTCTTCTGTCTGATCACTTACAATAGCATCGTCTAACTCTACCTTATTAAGGGTAAAGATGTTGTTATCACTAAACTGGAGATCATCAGTAAGAGCTTTAATTACACTAATTGTAATTACATCTGAGATTGTTGTATCATCAGTTAGAGGCTTTGTTAACTGATAATCAGTAATTACTGCTGATGTAACTACATTATCATTATCTGCTAATTTTCTTATTAGCCTAGATGCAGCATCTAGTGTTGTAAATACACTGTTCAGTTCAGAGTTAACGTTCTTTCTGCTTTGAACACTGATGATTCCTGATATATCAGCAGTTGCAGATAATACTCGATCAACAAATAAATTAGTACCTGCTTGGTGTATAAGTTTCTTAACTATATCATAGAATACACTAATATCTAATTCAGATACAATTTGGTATGCAAACGGTTGATACAGTTCATCATCTTGAATTCTATTATCAGATTCAGATAAGAACCCTTGTGTCGATGTATACTCACCGGGGTATCTTGCAATTGCTCCAGTACTAAATGACAGAACAGCATCATTAGGATTTTCTGTACCTGTTGTAGTAACTGATGTTAATAACTGCGATGTAATATTCTGGGCTATAAGATCATCACCAGTAAAATCATAAGGGCTTATATAATCTGTATCAAAATATCTATTTGCATTTGACGTTGAGTGAGGTCTTAAAATTGTAATAGTTTCGGAGAAACCACCACCTTTTGTATTTAGGTATTTGGTTCGGGCCGAAACACCTCCAGAATTTGAGAGATTAATAGAAATAGTCTCATTAAACCCAAACCCATAACTTAATATTTTTAGTCTTTCAACTGCACCGGTACTACTAACTTTAGTAATTCTAACAAGAGTATTTAATCCACCTGCAATAGAAAGTGTAAAGACTTGACCGGCTTTAAAGTTACTACCACCGGATATAATTCTTGTCGTTGTTAAAGTAGGCTGTAATGTACCGGTAAATATAACACCGGTGGCGTTACTTATTGATATTGTATCATTTAAATCAAACGGTACAGGGTAGGGTGCATGAAAAAATATCTCATACAAATTAGTATCAAGTGTCTTTACCCTAATTACTTCTGCTGTATATTCAATTCGATTTTTAGTAAAAGTAATAAAGCGATCTTTAATATCAACTGCACTACCCGATGTTCTAAGTACACGAAGTGAATTTCGTTGATTCCATTTACCATTAGAAGGTCTTAATACAGAGTCGTAAGGGTATCTAGTTAACGCGGCAGTATCATATAAGATTCTAAATAACGTCTCAATGGATAATGTTCCACCCTTGGCAGCATACAGACCTTTAATTCTCTTAATTAAAAGTCCCTTATCAACCAGTAAGCTTTGTGGTAGGTCTTTTGCGTAATTATTTAAAAAATAATTTACAAATGAATCTGCAGTCTGATCTATGTCACTGTACTGTCTTGCATTTTGTACCAATTCTAAAGCGTTTTGATCCTGCTCTAAAAATTGATAGTAGTATTCTAGAAAAGCAACAAACGTAGTATAGTCAGACCTGATAAATTCAGGTAACTGGCTGTTAACCAGTTGCGATACTTTTTCTTTAATTCGTGTTGTTGCCAT